TCTGATTTTGGATATACGATCCGCAATGACGAATTTACGCATTGTGGAATGGTCGTTACTTCTCACATCCTAAAACATCCTCTCGTTGAAGAAGGAAAATTGTACATATGGGAATCAACAACTTCAGGAGTTTTAGCACCGGACGGCATTAAAAATATTACCGGACGATCTTTTTACGGATCACAATTAAGAGATCTTGACTCTGTTATCGATGCGTACGATTTTCCAGATGATACCGCAATTGCAGTTGCACATCTCCTTAGTGATGTATTTAATCCTGAACACGATCTTGCCGATACAGATATGAGTATCATCCCGAATTTACGAGATCGTTTTACAGCGATATTCAACAAATATGATAACGTTCCGTATGCCGTCAATCCTGTAAAGATAAGTGCTTCCGCTTTTGATTGTTTGAGACCTGCTAGAAAATGTGTTGATCATTCTCTCGAAGATGCAGATGACTTGGAAATTTTCTGTTCGGAGTTGGTAGCAAGGGTTTTCATCGAGCTTGGTTTCTTACCGCACACCGTGATTCCGGAAAACATTATCCCTATGGATTTTTTCGGGTTCGATGCCGAAAAACATAAAACAGAACGTGTTCCTCGTATCATTCAATTTCCCAAAGCGTTAGTTTCCAGATATCATTTTTTAACATCACCGTTGGAACTTCCTCAAAGTGTGGTTACTTTGGATATAGATTGGTTCGCAACAAACGGTAATAATATACCGCAACGTAATCCTGTATCAAGTAAGAACTTTGAGAAATGGAATTGGCAAGTAAAAGACATTCAAGAAGAACACAGCAATTCAGAATAGCGCAATTCCACCGGCGTTAATGCCTTAGAACATCCTTATCTGTTTTGCAGTAAGGATACGAATAATAATCACTGCGCTATTGGGAACCTAAAGATAAAGTACCTCATCTTCGCACTTAACACTTATCGCTATGCGGAACTTTTGCTCTTAAAATAAAAATCAAGATTAGAAATATATAATTCAAAGTTATAAAATAAATTAAAATGGCTTCAAGAAACTCAAAACCTTCTTCCAGTACCGAACTCGTCGATAGACCCTCTTATCGTAATGCAAACGCTTCGCGTAGTTTCTATGAAGTATCAAAGGGTGGCCGCAAGGATGTCACCCGAGAAAGTGAAAAACCTCGTTCATATCGTGTTAAATCTAACGTCCCTCGCGTTCTCAGAACAAACCATTTCATCTTAAGTTCAAAGGCGGAACAGCTTACCCACCGTCGTAAGCTTGCGGAGCACATTCTTAACAACTTTCATTTCCGTGTCGTAGAGAATGTATACGCTGAAAAGCCGCCTCCGATTACAATGGGTGTTCCTATTGGGACGAATGCGGACGGCTCAACTAAATTTGTTGAAATTCCTACTAGGATCGAGTATGCACCTACGGTTATCAAAAGAACTTTTGAGGGAATGCAAGAACTCTTTGAACCAGAGGACATCGACCAGCTCGACGAGGATGCATTTGACAAAAATATCGTTGTGATTCCTTGGTCTTTCACAGGTATCACTCAAAACACCGACACTGTGTTTCGTACACGCGTTCACAAAAATCCTGATTATAACCCTAAAATGGAGGATCCTTACGAAGGTCACCCTATTATTTTCTCTTCCGCAGCAAGAAGTGAGTTTAATCCTTATACCTTTACGTTCGATGAGATTGCCAAGGATCATTTTCCTTTAGCAGGCGATGGTGTACGTATGCCAGAGGTTGGCGACGTCATTGCCTATTTTCCTACCAGTGAAAGTATGATGGATGCTTACATTGACCGTACCGAACGTGAAGACCTTGCAGGAGAGACAAATTATGCGCCTAAACCATTGCAAGCGGATGCATGGTTTGTATGCTCATTTCAACTTTTACGCACTTTAGCCATGATCGCTTTTGGCCCTTCTCATTCTCTTTTGAAAGCAGGCACCAAAGGTAAGTACTCGATTGCCAGACATTGGCTTTTTCAAAGTAATCGTTTGCGCACGAACAAGTTATTAGAGCGTATTTTCGCGTATAGCGATAGTGGTGTAGAGTTTGATCCTAAGTTGCCTGAAATAAGTTGTCTGTATACATGTTCACGTATGGAATCAACGTATTTGAATTGGGTTCACCTTTACCCTGCCATCATATTAATGATATCGTATGGTATCTACCCTTCTGATGAGAATGTCCCTCAAACGCTTGACCAAGAAGGTACTCCCTGCAAAATTAATATGAAGCATTGGCATATTCCCGACAATTACGTCACCGAGTTTGTTAAACGATGGATGAATTAATCGTAAGAGAAATTACGTATTTCAAATAAAAAAAATACGTAAAACCTATGAGATGGTGTTAATGGTGTTATGCGAAATTATCAAACATGACTATAGTCTGTAGTAATCGTGTTACTCTTCCTTGTGAACACATTCCCGTCTGCATATCAGTGAGTTGAATGATGAGTGTGTCTAAACAATCTTCGCTATTTTCAATGATAATACGTTCATAGAGCATATATAGAAGATCGCATGCGGATATACCTGTAATAGGATCTACATTCGTCGTGTCATCTAAATTAGAAACGGCATTGAAACTATTCATTGCTTCAGGAACTTGAAATGGGAAATTTATGATACGGTTTTTCAGAATTTCAAATGCTTCGCGTTTTTTGTGTGGTGGTATTAATTTCACTCTATTGATATCCGGTCTTACCCATTCCGCTACGCTTCCAAGTTTATCATCAAAAAAATGGAGATTCATTGATTCTCCACATAACACAGGAGACGATTCGGTCATATTCGTTACTTCCCCAATACTAATGTCTTCCGCATTAGGAAGTTCACATCCATCTTCTTTTTGAACTAGAATTACTGGTTGTAGTAGTTCTCTTTGAATGGGATATACTACTTCTCTTTGAATTGGAACTTCTCTTTGAAGTGGAACTTGGGCTGTAGGAAATGTATCAACAGGCGACAACACTGGAAATATCATCGCCGATTCTTTTGTTACAGGTGCAATTTCAGGAACATAGTTCAATGTACGGTTTGGGTACGTTCTAACTTGTGCATAATATACTTTACTTGCGACTGCAGGGTCTTTTCTTAAACCTCCGCCAGAAGTTAGTACTCTATTTCCATTACTAAAAAATGGATTCATTACTTCCTTAGGACACCTCTTTTACGAATAAAGTCAAAATTAAAAAAATGATTTCATTGCGTCTAAAGAAGTGAGAGAACTTTTAGTTAAAAAATAAGTTGAACTTATGACGTCTGAATCTGTATTTGCTTTGGATCTTAATGAAGCGTTCAAGATACGTCTGAAACAATCTGTTGAAGATGCAAAGCGTAAAATCACAAAAAAAGACGCTACGCCTACAATTGAAATAACAGGAGAGAAGGGGTGTTCTATAGTTGTAGGAGACATTATCGATGAGAAAGGTATTGAATTTGTTGTAATATATAGGGGTAACGACACGAAGCATCATACACCCATCATTAAAATCCCTAAAGATAGATTTCCTTATGTTTACTTTGGGAATTTGAATGAGTGTCGAATATTTCTGAAGAGCAAGTTACTGAGAGTTATGTTTGACAGATGTGACGATTGTCAGGTCTCTGTACGTACACCTATTATAGGCGTTATTGATTTTTACAAGTGTAAGCGTACGAACGTATCGTTTCGAATTGCGGATCCCGTTTTACCGCAAGATGCCCCCATACCGTTGGTAACAGTTGAAGATTGTATGAATATTCAATTTCACCAATCTGTTGACAGCATTCTTTTTGTTGTTAAAATGTCTATTGATATCTACGGTATCATCGTTGACGCTGTTACAGGACAGCGTCTATCACGTCATGATCTCGGAAAAATAATTTGGGATTCTCACGAGCAGAATTTCGTTACGTTATCGAAAACAGCTGGTTTTATGAGCGTATCGTCAGATTATTCTCTTCATCAAATATCTCACACAGTATTCATTAACCCTCCAGATGAAGAACACGATGACCACATTGATATTCTTGGCAGTACGCCTCCCATGCGTCATAGCTACATCAACTAAGAGAATTCCAGATTATCGTATACAATTTCGTATACGATATAACACTATGCTAACTTCTCTAATTTCGTACATTCAAAAATAAAAAAATACACTACCTCAAAGTACAACGTAGCGTATACGTAAAAATACTTTGAAGATACCAGACCCAACCTTTGGGAGTTGTAACTCTATCTTTAATTTAGAGAAACCATCTTAAAGTATACTAAGCGATATAAGTAGCGAGTAAAAATTCTAATACCAGTAATGTTTGAAGTAGTTCTTTTTTCTTGAAAGGAAGTGTCGATAACCAAGACATAACGCAACGATAACCAAGTTGTTCCTGAAAGAACTTAGTATAGAGCTACGCTATTCCAAACTTAACTTCAGAATTTTGAAAGCGCGTTGCATCGACTTAACAGTGATGTTAGGCGGGTGTAACAATGGGGCCTACCCCCTTCGACAATCGTGAGGTTGTTGATGAACAGAAGCTGTAAAAAGCTTTTGCCGGATTCAAGAAATAGTTTTCTTATCTATAATTTTAAGATACTTTTAAGATTTGCGAAACTTTGAACTCCGGAGTAGGCGGATTTGTGAATGTCAAAAGCATGAAACTTTTGATGGTTTATCGTATACGAAATCGTATACGATATAATTCTAATTTTCTAATTTCCAGATTTGTGAATGCCAAAGCAAAGCATAGAACCGAGAAGTAAAACTACGAGAGCCATAATAAGGAGTCCGTTTCCGCGGAGTTGACGGTTGGTCTGATCACCAGAGGATTCAGAAGCCATACGAGGCTTGATGATATCGGACATACCCCATGAGAAGAGACCCACAACGAGGATAAGAACAAGAACAAAACAAAGATGAGAACCGGCCATTTTTTTTGAGGTTATAAAAACTTAAGATCTTTTGAAAGATATTTTACGTTATTAAAATATTGCATGAACATATTTTTTAAAAAATCGATTAGTTTTTTACGAACTCTTGATTTTATTTTTACAGATATTGGGTTCATAACAGACACCTTATCTTTAACGAAAAATATCGATACGTAACGTATAAAATCTGACAGTACAGAAAATTACGTTAAGGATAAGGTATACGACTTGAGCCCAACATCTATTAATGTCTGAATTATGCTCTTTTAGTCAACAATACGTTGCGTCATCTTTTGTCGATAATGCGTTATTATACGAAATTGAAAACTATAGTGTGTTTAGGTTATCGTCATTGGCATTTCTCGCGTCATGTGATGTTTCTACCAAACGTGCTATTTACGATAGCCTGAGTTACCGAACACCCGATAGAAAGACGCTTTCCATGATGAATGTACTTTTAAGGGAAACTAGTAAGCGTATCACTTTAAGTTTTACTCGCTCATTTTATTTCGACGAACTCCTACATCACCTAGACTCTAAAAAGGGTACTTCAAATAAAATCAAGATCATGAAAGATGATTTTGATAAATATACTATGAAAAGAGTAAAAGGGTGCGGTAATACAACACACTTCCGCGAACTCAAAGCCGTATACATTAAACATATCAAAGACCATGCCCTTGTACAAGGTTTCCTAACCTTGACGATACGACACGCCATCAAATACAACAACTATCCATTTTTTAAGGATTTATTAGATATATTAATTTACGCAGACAAACTCAAGCCAAGTTATGATATCTACCGACATGGCATACTTACGCGTAAACACATTCCGATTACAACGGCAGTGGTGTCAGTACAAAATGCGCTATCATTTATCGCAGAAGGTCATTATAATTCCCTTACCAATGACACCTCCATCTATCAGAGCGAAAAACTCATCCGTCTTGTGGAAAATACTGAAGTATATCTGGCCTATACACAATCACATGAACCCAAAAGGCTTGTAATACATACTTTACCTTTTTTGTCCATTTACACTATAATCTCCAATACTGAAAAAGTTAAATTGGTGTGGTACGTTTTACGCATGGCGTACGGAATCGTTGACTATTCCAAGGATCTTGGTTTAGACTATAATTTTCACGATCTGAGTGGTTATTATGGTAGAGTATGGTTTCGTCTAGTCCCATTTTTTATCATTTCAAGACTTGTTGATCTGGAAAGATTCGATCTTATCGATAGACTTGCTATTGATGGTAAAATAGCTAATAGACAGTATTTGATGGGTTATGCGTTCAAATACGATCGTCCATTAATTTTAGCGTATGTTCTCGATTCACACTCTACCGCATTCTCTCCTTCAAAGTTAGTCACAAAAGCCTATTTCTGTAGAACACATCGTATCATGGAATATCTTCTTAACGTACGATTTTTTGGTAAACCCTATGAAGACATACTTCCTAGATTACGTAACAAGCAGTGGCGTAAGCTTTTGGGTTTTATAACCCGCAACAAGTATAATTATAATATGGTGTGTCGTACAGAAGGTTTACTATACGATTTTTTAAGGAATTATCACAACGCTAAATTTATATCCATAACGAATTTACGTCCGAGGTGTAAAACTGTTAAATCGAAGAACGACGACTATGTTTCCATTATCCCCCAATAAATTTAAAAATTTGATACTTTGTAATTCAAAAATAAAATTCACAAGTGAAATTCATTGTAACTTTAAGAATGGGCGTTCCAGGACTTGAACCTTTTGTCTGTAGTAAATCCATTTCTTCCGTTAGCGAAATTATCCAGGGAGAACGGCTCGATCGAGAAGTCGATTATTTTTATGCTGATTCTAATGGTATCCTTCACTCTATCTGTCAAAGAATCTTCAACTATGGAGAGAAAAAGGCTACCATTAATTTTTACGAGGGTGTATCCTACCAAAAGAAAATAAAAGCGGTGTACGAGGAATACTTTAGTCAGCTTGTCAACATTACGAAAATTGTTAAACCAAAGAAAGTTCTGTATATCGCGATAGATGGACCGGCACCTCTTGCCAAGCAGAACCAACAGCGTCAGCGTCGTTTTGGTAGAGCATCTTCTTCTGACGCGAAGGAATTCGATACGTGCTGTATTACACCCGGTACTCAATTTATGCATGATCTCACCGTATTCATACGCGACGCAATACATCTTGCAGTCTCTTCCAAAAAACACTATACCGTACCCATTAAAGTATCGAAGACGGTCGAATCTTTTGTTGGCGTGTGGCAGGGTATCGAAGTTATTTTTTCTCCACCTACAGTTGCCGGCGAAGGAGAGCACAAACTCATGGAATATCTTAGGGGGTTACCAAACACCGAAAAAGAAGAATCTACTCACTGCTTTTTTGGTCCCGATGGAGATCTTATCATGCTTGGATTGACAAGTACGTTACCTAAAGTAAGCTTACTTCGTCAGGATGTTTTTAGACCCGGTATTTACAAACTCATTGATATTGGATTTGGGTTTTCGAATACATTAGTGAGTATGCTTAAAAAACCTTGTCATTCATCACCTCAACAGATTAAAGATGATTTTGTCATGGCGGGTATGATGGTTGGCAACGATTTTTTGCCAAGGTTGCAGATGTTCATAACTGTAAGAGATGGGTTGGAGTATATCTCTCATATCACGAAGAAATTCCATAGTCCGCTTACGATAGATGGTCATGTTCATACATCCGGTCTGAAAGAATTCATAACGTTCCTTGCACAAGACGAACCAGCAAAACTCAAAGACCAAATTTTTACAGAAGATAAAAGAAGGTTGCCTCCTGATGATGTAAAGTACCTCAATACGCTGATCCTAAAAAATATCGACGATAAACTACACTTTTCATTCGATAACTATCGACAGGATTACAACAACAAACATTTTCCAAACGAAGATGTAGGGATGGTGTGCTATGACTACCTCAAAACTTTAGTTTGGGTATTTGAGTATTATCGTAACGGTCTCGTAGACTGGGATTGGGCGTATCGTCATCATTACCCTCCGCTTATGACTGATTTTGCAAATTTCTTAGAGAATAATGTAGGGGAAGGTAAATTAGACTTCAATTTCGAACTCGGGAATCCTACTTTTCCGTTCGAACAACTTTTAGGTGTACTACCTCCAACTTCTGCAGCTTTACTTCCTGAACCCTACTCGCAAATTCTCGAAGCGCAGACTCTTCCGCACATTTCCATCGACTATGAAGGAAAAACAAGGGAACATGAAGCTGTGATATTGTTACCCTTTTCAGATTATGAGAATGTCAGGAAAGTATACCTTGCCACAAAGAAGGGTATTCGTAAATTTAACCGCGATACGTTCGGTCATCCTATACGTTACATAACGAAAGATAATGAAGTGAAAATGCGTTGGCTAAAATAGGCCTTCGACATTATTTTTCATATCGGCTTTGCCGATATGAAATTTGGAGATATATCTCCTTTTTATGTGTTCCAAAACCATTGCACGCCAGAAATCACTGCGTTATTGCTACTTGTACTCTGAGCGATCTGTATTTCCAGGATTGCATCTGCGGAAGGATTAGTGAAAGTGAATGTTCTCACACCCGTCGTACTTACGTTTGTATCTGATCCGAGTACAGTACTTGTCGTAACGTTGTAAACTTGAATGTTTAACCCTGCATTTCTCACGGCGTACACAACCGTACCTCCCGATAGTGATGAGTATAATGCATTGACCCATGTGAAATGCGCAATCGCTTTGTAAGTAGTGGTATATGCCGCATATTTACCAGGGGCATTGAACACCATTTGAGGACGGCTGTAGGAAACACTCACAACAGGATTAGTGGTTGTACCACCTAATACTATGCCCGAACCAGCACTGAGCGTATTTACACCTGTATTTGTGATTACCACATCGCTAACACTACTTCCTGATAAACTTATTCCACTTCCCGGAGCGATTCCTTTGATGCTCAAAGAAGGTCCAGTTCCTCCAACAACCAAAGACTGTGTATTTGAAGCCAAACCTACACTTGATAGATTCACACTCGATGCAGGAGAAGAATTTGAAATTGTATTACCGATGATAACAATGCCTGTACCACCGACGTAGTTACCCGAAATAGTAGGGTTGTTTGTAGTTCCGCCAACCAATACCGTAGAATTACCAGCGGATACGTTGACGACACCGCTTCCAGAGATCACGTTACCTGAAATGGATATTCCTGCGCCTCCGACGTAATTTCCAGTAATGGTAGGATTTGTAGCACTTCCTCCTACAATCACAGTAGCATTTCCTGCACTTACCCCAGTCACTCCGCTACAACTTATAGTAACATCAGTCGTATTGTTTGATAATACTACCCCGGAACCAGCTATTAAACCTTTCATTGCAATCGAAGGACCTGTTCCTCTGGATACCAACGAGTTCGATGATGCGCCAACGCCTGCGCTTGACAATAACACGCTACTAGCAGGGGAAGCATTTGAAATAGTAATCCCTGTAGAATTTGTACCTATGGTGATGCCAGCACCAGGCGATAATCCTTTCAATGTGTAGTTCGGGGATGTACCAGCGCCTAAGAGAGAGTAGGTGCCGCCAGCACTTGTAATTGAAATATTTGATGCAGGCGAAGTATTAGTGATAACACCGCTAGCGTCTATTGAGATGCCAGTACCAGATGTGTAATTACCTGAAATGGTCGGGTTTGTTGATGTGCCGCCGATGACCACCGTCGCATTGGCGGCTGTAAGACTTGAAACTCCTGAAGACGAGATGACACTTCCTGTGATGGTGATTCCTGATCCGCCCGTGTAAGATGAAGATAGAACAACATTTCCATTCGTATTTCTTATACCTATCGTTCCATCAGTGTTTGAAATATTTGTAATGCCCGAATTGGAGATAACATTTCCGACAATAGAAATGCCTGAACCAGAGGATAAACCCACAGGAGAAGACCAGCTTGCGCTTGTAGGAGACGTTGCTGTGAGAACATATCCTGTAACAGGAGGTGAAGAGAGATCTAATCTTACGTCAGAACTCGTTGTTCTCAGGTAAGATGCTGTGAGGATATTCGACGCATCCGTTAACGTTTTGTTTGTCAGAGTTTGAGCACTATTTACCACGGTTATTGTATCAGAACCAGAAGGAATAGTAATCGTATCGCTATCCACAACCAAAGTTCGTGTTACGTTCAATCCTCTTGACGAATTTACACATACAAGAGACACTACTCCGGATGTTCTCAATACTTCATTCCCAGGTGTCAATACATTAATCGTTCCATTCAGTTTGTGTACGATGCCTCCGTTACGCGTTTCGATACCGTAGCCTATTGACGACTTAACACTAACAGTCGTCTCTACGATATTTATCATATTACTAGAATCGCACATAATGCCCCGAACAACGCCGACAGTACCCGAAGAGATAACTACAATGGTCGAAGACTCTATGTTAGGTCCATAATCGTCTAAATTAGTTCCGTTTGACCTTACACCATAAATATTTGTCTCCGAGGTTGATGTATTTGATATTAATATAGTACACTCTCTGACTCTCGCACTCGCCGTTGTTATTCCTCCAAACAG